GTGAGCTCGTGTTTAGACAGAAACAATGAAGGAAGAAATCGGGTGACGTCACGAAGTTTGTATGGTAATAACTCATGATATCAACGTAATGCGGTTTCGCGAATTTATACGCCCCTATATCAGTACCGTTAATACTCATCTTAATCTTGTTATCGATCGATGTGAGTGTACTTTCTGAATTTGTATTGGAGCATGCGATATACTTGACGGGGTGATTGAACGTGAGTTCTTGTACGAGTTCACCAGATGGGATGTTTTTCTGTACCTGTGTGATGAGAATATCATGTTTACGTGAAGTCATCATACCCCGCTCTTCGTTATCGAGGTAGTAATAGTTTGCATATGCTTCTACGTTATAATTACTCGCTTCGGGACCCCAATAAATTCGCAAATCGACTGTATGGTACTGTAAAGCTACGAGTGGTATCGCCGACTGAGGGCCTTCGCAAAAAAAGAAACGAAGTGGGTAGAAGTATGACCGGGCGCTCGCACCTGGGTGTGTACCGTTAGAACTTTTAGTAACATTTTGTGCGTACGTATCGATAGCAATCTTTTCGGTGAAATCGTGATCCTGGACATCGATAACCTGTCCGCCGATGAGAAGCTCAACCTTATCAATTACCCTACCCCAATCCTGAATATCAACAGAGTTAGTGTTATTATCGAGTGTAAAGTATGTATACCCGAGTAAATCACCGTTTCGTTCGAACCGGATAGATGACATGGAATTATTTTTCACAGCCCCTTGTATTGTTTGTTTCTCTAGAGACTGTGAAAAGTTAGAGTGTCGTTTGAACGTCGACGTGAAAAAAGAAATTTCAGGGTCTCCGATAATATGTTCATCTTGAGCGCCGACCGCTATGAGCTGTACGATTCCGGATGACATACTTATTATAATAATGGTATTTTTTAAATTGTATACACGTAACGCCCTGAAACGATCACATCAAGTTCTTTTTCTTGCATACAAAATTAAACACCAAAAACACTTGAGCAGTAGCCAAAATATCGACAGCATCTTGCTTGTACAGTTTCACATTTAACCTATCGAGTTTACGAATGGGTGTCAAATATTGTTGAGAGATAGGGTATTCATTCTTAAAAGTAAGTGTTGTGTTTCCGGAAGTGATGATCGAACCGAAAGATCCGTTTATACTATTGTGGCCACTAACATCTAAATCTTTCTTCGCGCGTTGGAAGAATGTATTTTTCAACTCATCAATCGAAACGTGAATAAGTTCGGTACTCGCACCGATACCCTTGAACCGAGCAGCAAGTAATTCAACCTGGATAACATTTTCCAGGGGTGTGGGTAAAAGGGCGTTTATTCCATTGGAATACTGAGAAGATGGTTGATCGAAAGTATCTACGATAACCGTGTGATATTCATGTTCAAAGTCGGGGATGGTCGGCTGAGGCGCTGTAACGAGAGCCATTTATAATACACACAGAAATTATCCACTTAAAAATTCGGTATAAATTTAACTGGAAATGGGAAGTGTTGGCTATATTTCTAATCTACGATTTTGTAGTTCGCGTGGTCGCGGACGAGTTTCTGACCACCGCACACACCACCGAGGCTCGTCGAGTATACACTGTCATTCAGGCATTCCGCACTGCTTTTAAGACCAGTGAATGGCTCTTCCGATACAGGCTGGATCTTGATAGATTTGGGCTGGTACATACTCACCCTACCTTTCGATAATGCAGTGATAATCAAAATCAATATGATCGTGATAGCGATAGCTTTGAGTGTCGACCGATTAGTTTTATCGAGTTTCATGTACTATGTACTGACATTTTTTTTATTAAGTGCGTTAAAGAGAAAAGATTAGTTTCATTATACAGAGTAATGGACGGTGAAATTATTCTGGACAGAGGGGACACCTCTGTCATGAAGTTAAATGATAACGAACAAGCCATGATGGATGAGATCCAGCTAGATTTTACACGGCCACGAACAGTCGCACCACCCGTCGTACAAAGAATGCAAGGTCGTGAACCTCAACCTTCGATGGGATTTCAAGAAGATGTTGACGCATTCGCGAACCCAGTGAAGCAAAGTATCCCAGCACCCCCTCGAATGGAAGAGCCCGTTGATCACGGAGAATACGTAGACGAAACACCATATGATAACGGACCCAGTATGGACTACGGTCCAATGGAACCACCCGAAGATACACCTTCACCTGGTTATAAGACGATCGACGAGGAGAAGTCCGACCTCGTAAACAAACTCGGGCGTTTAGAGAAGCGAGGGTTTAACGTGAACAAGCGTCTGAATGCGTATTCACCCGTGGATGAACTCCGAACAGAGGTGAAGCGTATTACGTACAGTATCGAGGTTGATAAATCTGTTAAATTTTCCCGACGTATGTTGATTGCGTGTGTCACTGGTTTAGAGTTCTTGAACAAGCGGTACAACCCATTCGATATTCAGCTCGAAGGTTGGTCGGAAAATGTCATGGAGACACAGGATGATTACGATGAAGTGTTTGAAGAACTTTTTGTGAAGTACCGCACGAAGATGAATATCGCCCCCGAAGTCAAGCTTATCATGATGCTTGGTGGAAGTGCGATGATGTTCCATCTCACGAACAGTATGTTCAAACAGGTCATGCCAAATATGAATGATGTCATGAAACAAAATCCCGATTTGGTAAACAATATGATGAGTGCGGTTCAAAATACCATGGCCAATGGTAACCAGACGTCCCCCCCGGCGTCCAACGGTGAGAAATACGAAATGAAGGGGCCCGGTCTCGATATTTCCAGTCTGATGGGAGGTATCATGATGCCCCCAACACCGCCCATGAACACGACGCCCATACAGAAATCCGTCGAGTATACCCCCGATGTTCCTGATGATGGGGACGATATATCTGATATTGTCTCAGAGGGTGGTGCGGGAGCTGTGGATGAAGGTGATGATGAAGTGAAGGAAGTTAAAATGCCGGCGGCGAAGGCTAAGCGTGGACGTAAGAAGAAGGTTGAAATTAATTTGTAAACATAGAGTATAAATGATAGGGTATGCCCCTATAGATTTCGATGACCCACTCGAAATCCCTACGAATTTCCGAAAGCGGGAAGTTGTGGATGAAAATTTCGAAAAAGTACCAGAGAAGAAGGTTGTGAAGGCTCAGCCCGTAATCGATGAAACCACGGAATGCAACTATGTTGTCATGTTTTTCATCGTCGGGGTTCTCGCACTCGCTGCGATGGACTCTGTTAAGAAGTAAGTATCATGAATGTACCGCGTGACAAAACATCACGTGTTACATTTTAAGCATTTTCTAAAGCCACTACGCGTTCTAACAAGGACTGATACGCCTGTTCAGAAGCGGTGAGGCGTGTCTGTAAGTTTTCTGTTTTCTGTTTTTCAGTCTCGAGAGCTTGCTCGAGCTCGGTGCGAGTAGTTGATCCACTGGTAGTGACTTTAACTTTAGGTGGCTCGGGCCATACAGGGTTTTCTGGATCTTCTGTCGTCGAGGGAATGTCGCGGAGAGCTTGACGGTATACTTTCCATTCTTCTTCATTTTCCCGTGATAAACGATGATCTGGTAGCATTGAAAAGTCGGATTGTTGAAGTTTTTCATTTCTCTGATTTCGTAATGTTTCTAAGTGTATATTCCTTAGAAGTTCGTTATATTTACTATAAAATACTTCTCTTGAGGGTTTTTCATATCCATCCTCGAATTTGATGAGATCGTAATCTACATTCAGTGTAAATGTCTTTGGCATAACACGTGTCGTATGTTGTAAAGTCTGTTGCACTAAATTAAGATAAAAGGGAGAATCCATTTAATACTAACATGGAAAATTTTGATATGGAAAAATACGAAAAAATCACTAAATATACCGTTAACAGACAGTGGGGTATTTATATATGGGGGACGATACATGAAGTGGCCATGGGATTTCCAGAAATACCAAATGAAGCGGATAGGGAACACTATACACAATTTTATACATTGTTATTCAAAGTTTTACCTTGTCCGATATGTAAAGACGATTTTACAAGTATAGAACAGTTATACCCAATCGACCTTACAGATCGGGCTAGTTTATTTAAATGGACTGTAGACATTCACAATGCAGTAAATAAGAAATTGAACGGTTTCGCATGGACTGTAGACGAGGCCTTGAAACAGTGGTCATCTACGTATTACGAATTACTGCTCAAACACTAATATTTGCATACCACCCCAAGTAGACCCGCAACCGACTACATTCGCCGTAGTGCACTTAAATTGTATGTTAGTCGTTCCAGGACCTATTGTCCCACCAGCTGCCATACATACAGGGTTCCAACTTGTATTATCAGTCGCTGTTAAATGTGTCCGTCGTAGGTTGTACCCGAACCATATTTGACAATCTGCACGTGTGGTATGATTAAGTATCGTCGATACACTTACATACACGTACGCAGTTCTTGATAGAACGAGGTTATACTGCATAATAGGTGTATTCGCAGGCTGACTGGGTGGACAACCCGACCTACTGTCACCTATATGTATAACTCTAGGTGCTTTAGACATGGTTGTTCCATTCATGGAAATAGACCCCTCTACCGATAAATTTCCAAGTGCTAGACTCGCGTAGTTTCCGACCATATTCCCCTGTCCACTAGCCCCACCGTATAAACGTAACCAACCATCGTTCGCTGGTGAAAATGTATAATAATCTCCATCGGATGGCATACCATGTTGATCCCCAATCCACGTATTCGTGCTCGCAGAAGTGAGGCGTAGGCCGGCATATTTCGTTGATGTCATACTCCCCGATCGTATGTTGGTGAGGAACCTGGGGGGGAAACTACTGTTATTTACAAGCCCGGGGTCTTGGCTAGTGATCGTGATGATCGGTTGCTCAGAATACTTTTGAGAGTCCTTTGCTGCATTCGACGGTTGTAGATGAAACTCTATTTTAGGTGCTTTCAAACGTAATCGGTCTCCGTATAAAAACCTATCGTTTGACATAGTATCATTCCATGCCTGTGTGGAAGACCCATGGGGAACACCAGTACCTCCATCACTATTGGCCCCATACCACTTCGATATGAGTATTTCCGAATCGCGGTCATCGGTAGTACCGAGATGTACCACTTCCATGGTTGATGCGTTAACTAAGTTATCACCTTTCGTACCACCGAATAGAATTCGTTTCGTATTCGTATTATTCGTCGTAGACCCTACGACAATCTCATCAGCCTTAACATATCCTTCAAATAACGAATTACCTCTAAATACACTCGTTAAGGGGTATTCATATACGTACACATAACCCGTTCTAGTATTGAAAGGACCAGGCCCTCCCGGAGCACCAGTTACGACCCGGTCACCACTTTTTGTCGCGACTGAAAATCCCTGTAATTCCCCTGATTTTTTCGCACCAATATCTTTTATTTCACTTACGCGGTACCATTCCGAACCCGAATAATCATACGCTAAAAACATATATCTCCTATCGTACATGGTCGCAAATAGTCGCGACCCGTCAGTCCCCATGGCCAAAGCGTAGCCGTGTTGACTCTGTATGAACGTATTTAAATTTGGTCGTAGACTTTCAACCCAGTTTGCTTCACCTGTATCGTATTCATAATATAGAATTCTTCCGGCATGCGAATCCGTAAACGATCCATCGAAAAAACCAGGTGCTGACGCGGAGATACGAGTTCCGTCAGGTGATATCTGAACAGCTGACCCAAACCCCCCAAACGCATTACCTTGGTAGTCAGTCCAATTTCCTATATGATTACTACTTATGTTAGGACCTTTAATCGTTCCCGCACCACCGTTCCCACTGCTGGTACTCGTAGTACCACCGACTGTCGTGACACCAGATGTCCAGTTTCCATTTTCCGGACAACGTTTTATTCGAACGTATCCAACCTGGTATTGGGGGTATCTTAATACATAAATGCCACTAAACATCTCTCCCCCATAAAACGGGTGATTGCTATAATCGGTACCCGCGAGACTCTGTAGGTCAATTTTAGTACTATATGCGATATTGTTATATGTACCACCACCGCTGTGGTCACTCGATGGGTAACTCTCTTTTCTCGTACCCGGCATACCAGCGATATAATGTCTACCGAACGCAGCCATGTGAACGGAATGTCCATAACGATTAAACGAATTGTTTAATCGTACGTATGAACTAGTAGAAATAGGAACGTGATTATATATATTCGATCCATCGTCAGTGTGTGAGAGGGTAAACCCATTGGCTCCGTTAGCTGTTTTTTCATATACGTATACAACACCCGAACCGTAATCGGGTGCGCTTGCCACGAATTTAAGGCCCCTGGCAGCCGCGATAGAAACCGCATACCCAAAACTCGGACTTCCCGATCGGTGTATCGTCTGCGTTAACGAGAACCCTGAACCAGTATCATCGTAAACGTATACCCGATTAACATCTGGTGCGCCTACGAGTATCCGTGTACCTGCATAATTCATAGAAACGGAGTGGCCGAATTTACCAGCTGCTTCAGGTCCGTTGATATAACTACCGTATTGAACCCATGAGCCATTAACAAGATTCCATATACCTATATAGCCACGGTAACTACTGTATTCGATACCACTCGCAACAATACGGTCACCGTCGAAATTCATATCTACTGAATATCCGAATTGTGAGGCAGTACTTCTACCGCTAATAGTAGACCCGACCTGTGCCATTAATTAAAAACGATATATTAATTTCCATCATAAAACGTTCGGTGTGTACCCGGCATCGTTACCATCTTGAGGCACTTGATTGGTCACTCGAACATCTTTAATGAAAAGTGCGTTACAATTCACCTGATACGTCTCTAATAAGTCAACCGCGCGTAAAGTTCTTGAAACGTATACATCTCCCGTGACACTAAGCTTATCATCCGCTGTATCATTAACCGCGACATTCGCCCCCACCTGTAGTGTTTGTGTAGTCAAAGCTTCTGCATTCGAAATACCGACAGGTCCATTCGTGTAATATGCTTTCGTACCGTCGGTTAAAAAAGCACCACCACCGAATGGGTTTCCACCTTGTGTGAGGTTACCTGTAAAATTAACGTCCCCCGTAACATCCAACGTGTACCCAGGTGTAGTAGATGCTCCGATACCAACCCTAACAAACGTAGCATCCCCAGTGAACGCTGGTGCGTTTGAAAGAACGACACTCCCCGTTCCCGTACTCGTAGCGACACCAGTCCCGCCACGGGCGACTGGAAGTATACCAGTCGTGATTTTACTTGTATCTAAATTGGCGAGTGTCGTTACTAACGTAGAATTTTGATTTCCGTTAATACCAATGTTACCGGTAACCGCACCAGTTAAAAATAAACCTATCGTGTATTGCCAACGAGTCGAAGTCAGTGCGTTCCCTTGTAAAGACCCTATAAATGTATTGGCTCTCACGGGTCCTCCGAAAACGTCGAGGGCTCCCGCCGGGGTAGATGTCCCGATCCCAACCCTGTTATTGATAGAATCGACAAAAAGAGTATTCGTATCGACCGCAACATTACCACTTGAATAAGAAATATCATTCCCAGAAGTTACCCACGGTGAAGTTCCACTACCACCACCACCACTAAAAGGGGACCCATTTTGTGTGATAGTTTGAAAATCGATGTTCCCTGCGATTGTCACGTCTGTAGAAACGTATGCGTTCCCGACCACATGTAAATTCGATGTCGGTCCATTGACATCGACACCGACTCCTAAACTGGAGATGACATTATCCAATACTATGTTTGACGAGGCACCGACGAACGTAGTTTTATTCGCCCCTCGAAAGTTTAGGATACCATTCGCAGCCATGTCTACTATGTATAAGGTTTTTTCTTACAAAGTGGGAGGCACTTTGGAGGAAATGTTTATTAAGGAGGGGTCGGCCAATCGACGTTCAGTACATTTCCATCTTCATCTAAAGTTGGACGAGATGTAATTGGAAGATCCCTAAGAGCCTGACGATACTTCTCCCAATCTTGGATATCTTTTTCGAGTCTGTGGGGGTAATCGCGAGTCATGTATTTATCACTCTTATCGAGTAAAGCGTCTCGTTGCTCTCGCATTTTTGTAATAGCTTCGGTGTGTGTCATCTGATAGAGTGTCAATTCATACATCTCATCGGTCGGTTTGTAAAAGTTTCCATCGTTAAACACGACACTTTCCCATGTACCGTTAGACGTATACGGTACACCTGGACACATGACTTCCAATACTTGGGTGAGCATTTAGTATATAGTAAGATTTTATGGAAGTAATTCGACGTAAACATTACCATTATTCGACAAACCATGAATACCCAAGAAAGACCGATTAGTCGCATTCGTAGTGATATACGATGTACCACCTCTTGCCGTGTCACTACCTGTAGAATCGTATCGAAGAGCTGCGCGTCCACCCTTCGCACCCGCTCCTCCACCGGCCGAGTCTCCGGATTCGGACCCACCACCACCGAAACCTCCGTGTGTCGTTCCTGTACCACCCATGGCGCCACCCGCTGGTCGCACACCACCCCGTGCACCTGAAGGATCACCATCTGCAGTCCAACCAGCTCCACCACCGTTACCGTTCCAGTGACTTGTACCACCCCCACCTGGCAAACCCTGAGACGATGCATCTGCATGACCCGCAGTTCCGGAGTTATAATGTCGGGGTCCAGCACCACCACCACCACCCGCGATCATATACACGTCGCTGGTATTCGTATATCCACCCCCAGGTTTAAGAACCCATGTCGCACCACCACCGCTACCGGATCTATAATTACCCGTTGATTGAGGTGGAGTTTGTCCTACGATAAAGACGACCTGTGTATTAATAGTCAATGCAATATCGGCACGCACCTCTCCACCACTACCAGGTGTGTTATTATACGACCCTATAGACGACGATTCCTCACCCCCTCTCGCACCCCTCGCGGTTATTCGATACGTCCCAGTTTTGGGAACCGTCCACAATTGGAACCCGCGTGTTGCGATATTGAAAAGGTTTGTATCATTCCATGGACTTATATTACCATAAGTGGCTAAAGCGTCACTGAGCTGAGGACCATACCTTGAATCGCCGTTACAAGATGTAAACGTGTGTGAAGTAAATGAATAGAGTTCAGGAGGGTCAGCTATACTAAGATCTAACCATGAATATAATCCATACCCTTCGTATTTATACGTTGTGTTATTAAACCGTATCATACCCGTAGCCCCCGTAGCAGGTCTCTCTGCAGTCGTACCACTCGGAACGATTATTGCCCCGGTTCCCGATATATGAAGTTCTACACTCGGATTCACTGTCCCAATACCGACCCTACTAAGTGTCGTATTCACACAAAGAACAGTTTCACTTCCCGGAGTGCTGGTCGATGTGAATATATAGGCTGCACCAGCATCGGTATCAACGGTATCCTCGAGATACGCCCCAACGAGAGCTGCATTTCCGTCCCCAGAGAGTGATACACTATAACCGAAATAGTCATATGTCTCTGCATCTGAGGCTTGTATTTTCTGATTTTGAGACCATGTCCCGTTAGAACGAGTGAATATATAGGCTGCACCGAAACCCGTATCCTCGGGATGCGCCCCAACGAGAGCTGTATTTCCGTCCCCAGAGAGTGATACACTATAACCGAAATTGTCGGATGCCTGTGGATCTGAGGCTTGTATTTTCTGCTGTTGAGTCCATGTCCCGTTAGACTGAGTGAACACGTAGGCTGCACCGGCATTGGTACCACCCGCATCCTCGAGATACGCCCCAACGAGAGCTGCATTTCCGTCCCCAGAGAGTGATACACTATAACCGAAATAGTCAGATGCCTGTGCATCTGAGCTC